CTTCAAAGCATTTGAAAAGGCTGGACACCTGGATCACAAATTTGTCAAAGAGTACCGATTGTACCAAAAGCATGGTGAAGCGTACTTGGAACAGATGTGGGATTATTTACTGAGAGGGGTAACTGATTTTGAATTTAAACCGTAGACTAATGAGCAACAAAAGAACCTTTAGTGATCTATCAAACGAAGAGTTGTTGAAAATCCTCAACATTGCTTTAAATAATGGGGATTGGCACACAACCACAGCAAGCGACATTCAACTTCATGAGCTTTCGAGTAATGTTGCTGCATATGGGACTTGCAAAATATCAAAGCACAATACATTCAGAGACAAGGAAGTTTGGTTTACTATCAACGAAAACACTGTCCATATCTGGGAGAATAGGCCACGGCAAAACATGATTGACGAATCTTTGTATAGGGCCATCTACAACTTAAAGGATATTGTTTCAACTATCAAAAGCCTTTTAAATGGGTAAAGGAGGATTCACACCGGAGGAAAGGGCAAAATCAAGGGATTCACAGAAGCGCACAATTGCAGCACAAAAGGCGGCTATGCTCAAATCTTTATCGGAGCATTATTGTGTCGTAAAGTATGCAGCCAAAGAGGTTGGGATTGACCGTGGAACCCATGCCCGATGGATGGAGAAAGACGAAGCCTACCGGGACGCGGTAATGAGACTGCAAGAAGAAAACATAGACATAGCCGAAAACGCCCTAATGAAAGCCATTGAAAAAGGCGACAACGTTTTGATTAAATGGTACTTGGAAACCAAGGGCGCAAGTAGGGGATATGGTAGAAAACTGGTTGAGATCGGAGCCATAGGAGGCACCACGGAACTAGCAGACATTCCAAAAATAGTATGGGTGAAATCCGAGTAAATGAAAAGTTTGCCCCCCTCTTTGAAGCTCCAAAAACTCGCTATGTCCTGCTAAGTGGTGGCCGTGGTGCTGCTAAATCTTTTGCTATTACCCTTCTTTGCTCTCGCATCATGGCAGAGCACCACAATCAAAGAATCTTGTATACCCGCTACACAATGGCGGCGGCTAATGATTCGGTAGTTCTGGAATTTGCTGAAAAGATCGACATTCAAAACCTTCACCCCTACTTCACCCAAAAGAAAAACGATGTTTATTGCGGCTCCACTGGATCCGCTGTATCTTTCAGGGGCTTGAAATCCGGTTCCAAATCCCAAACCGCAAAGCTCAAGTCAATCAAGGCCAACATCTTTGTGCTGGATGAAGCCGAGGAATTGACAGACGAAGAAGAATTTGACAAAATTGACCTTTCGATCAGGGACAAAAACAAAACAAACCTGATCATCTTGATTATGAACCCGACGAACAAAAACCACTGGGTTTATAAGCGCTGGATTCAAGACACTAGGAGAACGGAAATTATTGACGGGGTGCCTGTTTCAATCTCTACACACCCCGACGTTACGCACATACACGTTACGTACCTGGACAACAAAGACAACCTTTCAGAGTCTTACCTACGTCGTATCTACGACCTCAAGGCCAACAACCCTAAGAAGTACGCTCACTATATCATTGGCCAATGGATCGAAAAAGCAGAGGGTGTAATTTATGAGGATTGGGCTGAGGGTGTATTTGACGAAAAGTTGCCGTATATTTACGCTATGGACTTTGGGTACTTCCCTGATCCGTTGGCACTTGTGAAGATCGCAGTGGATAGAAAGCGGAAAAAGATTTACCTCAAAGAACTGATTTATGAAACGGAGCTTTCAAACGAGGGGCTTCTACGGATGATGACCGACGCAATACCGGATAAGAGCAAGCCCATTGTATCGGACACCAACGAAAAGCGAACGGTGGCGTTTTTGCGCTCCAAAGGGTTCAGGGTGATTGAGGCGAAGAAGGGGCCAAACTCCATTATCCAGGGGATTAAAGACATGAAGGATTACGAAATCATTGTCACGTCCGACAGCCCCAACATCAAAAACGAGCTTGACAACTACGTATGGGCTGACAAGAAAAGCGACACCCCAATTGACCAATACAACCACAGCTTGGACGCTGGGAGGTATGGGTTCACCTGGATTGTGAAGCATGTTCCAAGGCCGGGGGAAATGAAAACGGGTAAAGGATAAATCAAACATAATGGCAAAAGTCAAAACCGAAATTGAGCAAACAGGCGAAGGCCAACAAAGCGAGTGGGTACACCCCGAAGCAGAGGCGATATTTAACGCGCTGCTATTAGCTTATCCAAAAGCAAGCCAAAGTCGGGTCATGGCTCCCTGGTGGAAAAGTATGCTATACTCACTAAGGGAGCTTTACCCGTCTGACATGCACATCGTGAACGCTTGGATTTTGAAGGAATCTGGAATAGTGCACCAAGATCAGCCCAAAGAAATACCCGCAAAGCAAGCCAAGCAGCCAAGCGAGTACAGAACAGAACCCAATTACTCAGCCAAAGCCGGGCGGGAAACGTCGGGTGAATGTGAATCTTGCGGCTAATGGAAAATAAAGAAAAAAGAGTTAAAAACCTTTCCAATGAAAGATTGATTATCATGGCGAGTAAAATAATATACGATCTACGCAAAAGAGACGGAAGGGACTTTGGCTTAAAACTACCTTTGGACTGGGACGAAGCTGATACTATTTTTATTGAAGTCATGAAAAGATTGAAGGATAGTCCAAAAGCAGACAAGGAATGATTGCACAACTATCCACCGGGGCCACAATCAACCTACCGCTTACCGCGCATGAAATACCGTGGGAGGCGTTTTGTGACTTCAAAGACCAAGAGCAGGAATACTTCACCGCGCAAGAAACCGAAGACAGCCAGGCCGCAATATTATCAATCACCAGGGCATTGGCTTACGTGTACGGGGATTGGATTTGGGATTTACCTTTTTCACTTGATGAACCGCTTGACGAATTGTTTTTAAACGGCTTTACTGTCACGCTGGGCGACGATCTATCTGTTATGCGCCTATACGCACACCTGAACACGATTATCAATGCCTTCAAGCCTGAAACGCTCAAGGATAAAGTTTTTAAGTTGGCGGTCGGTGGCGAAGAATACCAATTGGATCAACTCAAGGCGGCTAAGTTTTTGACATTGGAAGGCGTGAGTACAGGCGAAGCAATTGAAGTGCTTGAGTTCAGGCGCATAGCCGAAAAGAACCTGGAAGAAAAGAAGTTTGCCCTTGGCAGTATGGACTTTACTTTGGGACTGCGAGAATTGGCAATACTTGTACGCAAGAAAGGCGAGTCGTTACCTTGGAACCGTAAAGAGTTGGAATCTTTCCTAAGCGACAGGATGCAAACTTTCAGAACTGTAACCGCTGGCGAAGTCTTAACCCTTCGTTTTTTTTTGATCAATTCATACTTAATCTGGCTTCAAAACCAGATTATCAATTCTTCTGGAACGGCTCGCCCTATCAAGGTTCAGGAACTAAGTCGAAAGAAACCCGGGATCGTGAAGCGGCGGCGCGGGAAGCATTTGAGCTAATGGGCTGGCGGTTGCTACTCGATGCAGCACTGCGGGAACAATGGTACATAGGAGGAATGGAATCACTTTGGAAGAGCGACTTTGAGGATTTTGTTTTTCTTACTTCACTTAAAAATTCACGGGTGTGAAAGTACTAACCAAGGCTGACTTCATAGCCATTTGCCGCAAGATCGTGGCTCAAATGGCATCACGGGAACAAAACAAAAAGGGAGTGCCTCACCGGGTCAACTCCTTTGCTGCTTTTGTGGACGATATGCAACCCAGCGTCATGCACCCATCATTGGGGGCCACGTATGGCGATTACAAAGCCGGGCGTTTCTTTTCCCGCAACTGGGATGCGTCGGGTAGTGATCCTTCAAAGATGTTCTTTGAATACCCTGGATTGGTGATTGAGGAAACGGGCAGTTATACCGACAGCATCATAAGCGACCGGATTTACCTCGAACTCAACATCATTGCCCTAGATCGCAACAAGTGCGAGAATTGCCCACCGGAAGTATTAGGGGGTGAAAGCACTTTTGAAAACTCGCTTTTCATAATCCGGTCTTTCATTCGTCAATTATTCAAGCATGAGGTATTTACCGATAATGTGGATGAATTTTGGATGACTCAAAATGAGGCCAATTACTACGTAGAGCAAGAAATTTATGAGTCGCTTTCAGCAGAGGGCCAGTGGATCGAAAGTGTAATTGACCCTCCAAGCCGATGGGCATTTACGAAGTGGAGTGACGGGGCCATAGGCGGCGCAAGGGGCTATGCAACGCCGCTTACAATCCAAGTATGCGAAACCATTGAAACCCGAATGAAGTACAATGACCCATTCACTCAAGTTGTTCCCGTCACAAACTGCGAGTCATGCGGATAGTCACGTATCAGGAATTGGTAGGGATCGCCCTAAACGCAGTCCAGGCCATTGCTGAGAAAGGCAAGGACGAATTAAGGGAGCAAGGCCACGTTGCAACAGGCCGGGGCATCGCCTCATTAAAGGCCAAAGTAGTCGAAAACGTCGGAGATACTTTGCGCATTGGCATAGAGGGCAACGATTACCTTTTAGATTTGGACACGGGAATACCAGCGAGCAAGGTAGACACAAGCGCGGCGGCAGAGGCAAGGCTATTGCAGTGGGCCAGAGTGGTAAAACCTGGGCTTTCTGAGTCGAATCTAAAGCGGTTCACGTTTTTAACACTCAACAAAGCCGCTGTACTTGGGTTCCCACTGCCTGGATCGTTTGCCTTTTCAAAGAATGGTAGACGCACTGAGTGGATAAAGTTTGGCTTTGAGATGAACGCGGAAAAAATCATCGAAGAGCAATTCAAGGTATTCGAGCTTTTGGTAGAAAACTTTGACGAAATCTACCAAGCGGCCATTGAAGAAGCACGAAAAATAGCAGCATGACAAAGGTTCTGGTTTACGAAGTCGAGATCAAAGGCGTTAAAACGGCGGTCAATAGTCAGGAGGATTTGGCTAGGGCCATTAGGGACACCACTAAAGCCCGCCAGGCTGAGAAGTTCAACACCGACGAATACAAGCGGCTTGGAAACCAGATCGCAGCACTCAAGACGATCCAGCAGGAGCAAAGGCAGGAAGAGCGCAACGCCATCAACCAATTCAAACAAAATGCGGATCAGGGCAAGAATTCTTACCGGGCATTGAATGCGGAATTGGTACGGCTTCGCAACTCCTACAAAGACCTGACAGCAGAGGAAAGGCAAGGGGCTTTTGGAGCGCGTACCATCAAACGAATACAGGAACTTGACCGCGAATTAAAGGACATCGACGCATCATTAGGGCAATTCCAACGCAATGTTGGTAACTACGGAGAAGCTTTCCAAGGCGTATTCACCCAGCTTTCAGGATTTGACATTGCCGCCTTTGCCTCAATCCCAGGTGCAGCAGCGGCAATAGGAGAGGCTTTGATAGGAGCTTTGCAAAATGTGTATCAATTGGTGCAAGGCATTCGGGAATTGCGCGGTGAAATCTCAACACTCACCAACGCTACCGGGGCCGACCTTGACGACTTCACAGCACGGATAAAAGGTGTTGCTGACACTTTCGGAGAGGATCAATCCAGGATCATCGAAAGCGCCAATGCTGTTTCCAAGGCATTTAACATCACCTTTGGCGAAGCACTAACCAGGATCGAGGAAGGGTTTGTTGCTGGATCAAATGCCAACGGCGAATTTCTGGACACCATTCGAGAATACCCACGACTCTTCCAAGAGGCTGGACTTAATGCAGATCAGTTTTTTAGGGTAGCCAACAGACAAGCCACCGAGGGTATTTTCTCCGATAAAGGAGCCGACGCAGTAAAAGAAGCGGCTTTGAGCTTGCGGGAACTCACACCTGCTACCCTACTCGCACTCAAAGGAATTGGAATCAGTGGTGCTGAAATCCAAAAAATAATTGGCGAAAAAGGTATTGGCGGGGCCATTGCTGAGGTATCCAAACAGCTTGACACCGTGCAAGAGAATGGGCCAAAGGCCGGGGCGGTACTCGCTGACGTGTTCCGGGGCGCGGGTGAGGATGCAGGTATCAAGTTTATTAAGTCGCTCAAGGATGTTGACCAGGCCACGCTTTCACTTATCGACACTACCAACGAATACCAAAGCGCACAGCTTCGCACACTTGAAATCAACACCGAGTTTAACCGGAAACTCGTTGAAGTATCGGAATCCATTGGCGGAGCCGGGGCTAACTTGAGTGATGTGACCACTATCATCCAAACCAAGCTTTTGGAGGTGTTGCTTTTGGTGATTGAAGGCGTTCAGGATTTGGGCGAAATCTTAGGGCCGCTTTCAACAAGCATCTCAGAACTTGGCTCAAGCTTAGGGGTTGTTGAAGAAAACGGAGAAGGGGCCGCTAGTGGGTTCAGTGCTTTCTTAAAAGTTGCAGCACTTGCACAAAAGCCGTTTGAATTTTTGGTAGCTGTTGTCAATGGCTTGGTTAAATCCCTGGACTTCTTAGGTAGGAAATTTGTTCAGTTTGGAGAGTTTGTGTTTTCTCCATTTGATCGAAGTACAAAAACAGCAGCTGGAAGTCTTAAAACATTTACCGATCTTGCCAAGCAAAGCCAGGGAGAAGTATTGCAATTTGGTGCAGGGAGCGAAGAAGCGGCCAAGAAAGTTGACAAGTTAACCACCAGCATCACCAAGGCTAAAAAAGTCGCTGAAGAGTTCGGAAAGGGGTCGCTTGCATTCCTCCGAGGCGAAGTATCAAAGCTGGAAAGGGAAATTGAAAGAGCAAGCCCCAAAGACCAACCCGCATTATTTGAGCGTTTGTTTTCCGCAAAAGGTCAGCTACAAAAAGCAGAGCAGGAACAAAAGAAACTACTCGACAACTTAACCGGATTCATCGGAGAGGCCCAAAAAATACAGGATGCTTCCCAAAGAACCTTTCAGCGTACCCAAACCGTAACTGAGGACGGGGTTTTAAAGCAAGTGCAAGTATCCGAAAAGGGGTTAAGGGTAGTCGGAGAAAGTTTACTTAATCGCCTTGCTGATCTTGGAAAAGAAATAGGCGAAGGTGTACAGCAGTTCACCACCAGAACCAGAACAGATTTAGAGGTAAGTTTAGATGCACTACTTGAAGAGTTCGGAAGCTTCTTCACATCTGGCCGATTCTTCGATACACTCACTGAGGCCGGGGCCGCAATATCTGGTCTTGCTAGTGCTCGAAATGAATCAGAGCTAAACGCCATAGAGGAACGTTACGCCAAAGAAATCGAACTTGCAGGGGATAACACCAAAAAGAAAGAAAAGCTAGAGAAAGAGCTTGCGGCAGAGCAGGAACGTATCAGAAAGAAAGAGTTTGAGCAGCAAAAGAGGTTTAGGATTGCGGCGGCTCTGTCTTCTCTGGCATCCGGTACAGTCAACATCCTTTCGACTCCATCAATTATTCCTGATCCATTGGGCGCTCTTTACAAGGCTGCCCAAATTGCATTTCTAACCTTCACCACCACTTCCCAAATTGCCCAAATCAGCGCACAGAAAGCCGCCAAAGGCATTATTATAAAGGGGCCAAGCCACGCACACGGGGGCGTTCCTGTTCAGGTAGGTAATACCACCATTGAAGCAGAGGGCGGCGAATGGATAGGAGACGACGGCCAAGGAGGTACCGCAATAATAAATAAGCACAACACCGGACGCTACTACCCTATTCTAAAGCAACTCAGCGCGGTAAACTTCCCAGGCAAACGGGTTGTATTATCTGCAATCAATGCGGATCGGGGCTATGGGGTGAAGTTTGAGCAAGGGGGATTGCTTGAACCTAATTTCTCCAAAATGAATGTGGGTGTGTCTGGGGGCATCAGCATCGTTACAATAGATGCAAACTCGATCCAAAACATGGCCGCCGCCGTTGGAGTCGGAGCCAAACGAGGGGTTGAGGCCGGGTTAGTTGTAGCCAACCGGGAAAATGAAAGGATTGCAAAGGCCGAAGAAAAAAGCAAGATATGAGCTTCACGATAACAAGTCAACCAACCGACACGGTACCGCAGCCAAAGAGCAAGTACCTGGAATGGGTATTAGGCACAACTGTTTTT